TCGCATGAGCAAGAAGAACGACCCGAGCCCGATCTGTGACCACGGAGACCGTTTCGTGCATCGCGTGACGAACGTCCCAGACGAAGTGCCCTCTGCTGAGGCCGCGAAGATGTCCTACCGCGGCACGTGGGTTTGCGAGCGCCGCGCTTGCGTGCTCGATGCGATGGCATGGGTTGAGCGCGCCGGAGCAGGCAACGCGATCATCTACGACCAGAACCGCCAGGCGGTGACCCTGTGACGCTCGTAACCGAAGAACCCACTGGGAAGCCGTCATGGCCAATCATCGTCCTCGCCGGCCGTGAGGGGTCCGGCAAAACCTGGTCGGCCATCGAAGCGTCCGGTTCCCCGCTCGTCGGAAGAACGCTCGTCCTCACGCTCGGTGAGGATTCGCCCGACGAATACAAGCTCATCCCCGGCGCGAAGTTCGAGAAGGTACCCCACGCGGGGACCGTCTCGGCGATCATCGCGAAGCTCGACGAGATGGAAGCCGAACCAGACCGGGACGGCAAACCCACCCTGTGGATCATCGACTCCGGCTCACGCTACTGGGGACTCCTCAGCGACAACGCGCAGCTGACCGCAAACAAACGCCAGAAGCGCCCAGATGGCACTGTGACCGTCGACCTCTGGAATCAGGCAGCGAAGGACTGGGAAGCCGTATTCAAGCGTCTCCGGGCGCACAACGGCCCCGTGATCATGACCGCCCGCCTCGAGCAGGTAGCGATCATGAACGGGAACGCCCCGACCGCTGAGAAGGACTGGAAGATCTACGGGCACAAGTCCCTCCCGTATGACGCCCAAGTGATCGTCGAAATGCCCGAGCGCGGCGAATACCTTCTCCGCAAGGTCAAGTCGGCCAGGTGGACACTCAAAGAGAAGACAGCCAAGCCGAACTTCACCGTCGACTGGCTGTGGCACTCGCTCGGCTTCGCTGACACCGAAGCGCAGTCGCAAGACTTCGCCGCACCTGTGACCGAAGCACACGACACGGACACGTCCGGCCGTGACTGGCTCGTTGAGCTCAAGGACGCTCAGGGTGATGCGGACCTGATTCGTGCGCTTGGTACCGCAGCACGTGCCGCTGGTGCCAGTGACGACATCCTCGCCGCACTCACTGCAGCGTTCAAAGACGCCCGCACCATGCAGGACAGGACACACGCATGAGCGACCTGGCGGAGTACGAGGAGTTCCTGGGCCAGAAGGTCGCGTTTGAGCGGTCGTTCGGTTTCAAGGTGAACCCGTTCGACATTCACCCGATCCTGCTCCCTCACCAGCGAGACATTGTGCAGTGGGCTGTCCAGGGTGGCCGGCGTGCGATCTTCGCGAAGTTCGGTCTGGGCAAGTCGGTGATGCAGATCGAGATCCTGCGCCTGATCCTTGAGCGCGGCGACATCCCTGCCGACGAGATGAGCGGTGAAGAACACATTGCGCGCGCATTGATCGTCGCGCCTCTCGGCGTCCGTGGCGAGTTCATCCGTGACGGCCGCGAACTTCTCGGCGTTGAGGTGCGGTTCGCGCGGCGCACGCAGGATATCGACGAGAACTGGTCGGGCATCTACGTCACGAACTATGAGTCGGTGCGTGACGGGAAGCTCGACGTCGACCTGTTCGACGCTGTGTCTCTTGATGAGGCGTCCGTGTTGCGGTCGTTCGGGTCGAAGACGTACCAGGAGTTCCTGGGCATGTTCGACGCGATCCCTTACCGGTTCGTGGCAACAGCAACCCCGTCACCGAACCGGCACAAGGAGCTCATCCACTACGCCGGGTTCCTCGGCATCATGGACACCGGGCAGGCGCTCACACGGTTCTTCCAACGCGACTCGACCTCGGCCGGCAATCTGACCCTGTACCCCCACAAGCAGAAGGAATTCTGGCTGTGGCTGAACACGTGGGCATGTTTCCTAGCGAAACCCAGCGACCTTGGATACTCCGATGACGGCTACGACCTTCCGGCCTTGGATGTGCAGTGGCATGAGGTCCAGATCGACATTGCGTCGGCGGCCGTCGACCGAGATGGGCAAGCGCAGATGTTCCGCGGCGGCGCCCTGTCGATGGTGGAGGCGGCGAAGGAGAAACGGAACACCATTGGTGACCGGATCCTCGAGATGCGTCGCCTCATCACTGAGCATGTCGCGGCCGATGACAGTCAGGTCATCATCTGGTGCCACCTGAACGACGAACAAGCTGCGATCGAAACCGCGCTGCGCGACATGGGGCTGACCTTCTCGTCCGTGCACGGTTCGCTGTCCGATGACGAAGCCGAGCGCAGGCTCGACCAGTGGCGCCAGAAAGAGACATACGCGCTGATCGGGAAGCCGGTGATGCTCGGGCAGGGAATGAACCTGCAGCAGGCTCACACCGCCGTTTTCGTCGGCATCGACTACAAGTTCAACGACCTGATTCAAGCGGTTCACAGAGTCCAGAGATTCGGGCAGACGCATCAGTGTGACGTGCACCTGATCTACGCCGAGTCTGAAACGGAGGTGCGTGCCACCCTGCAGGCGAAGTGGGATGAGCACGACGAACTCACCGACACCATGTCCGACGTCATCCGGCAGTACGGGCTCAACACTGGGGCGATCACCGCCGAGCTCACCCGCAGCATGGGCGTCGAACGGGTCGAGGAATCCGGCGAAGAGTGGCTGATCGCGAACAACGATTGCGTGCCCGAAACGATGGCCATGGACGAGAGTTCGGTCGATCTGATCGTCACGTCGATCCCGTTCTCGAATCACTACGAGTACACGCCGTCCTACAACGACTTCGGTCACACGGACAACAACGACCACTTCTGGGCGCAGATGGACTACCTCACCCCGCAACTACTCAGGGTGCTGAAACCGGGTCGCATCTACGCCTGCCACGTGAAAGACCGGATCCTGTTCGGCAACGTCACCGGTGCAGGCATCCCCACCGTCTCCCCGTTCCACGCCGAGGCCCTCTTCCACGGCATCAAGCACGGGTTCGACTACATGGGCATGATCACCGTCACCACCGACGTCGTCAGGGAGAACAACCAGACGTATCGGCTCGGGTACACGGAGATGCGCAAAGACGGCTCGAAAATGGGTGTCGGCTCCCCCGAGTACATTCTCCTGTTCCACAAGCCACAGACGGACCGTCAAAAGGGGTACGCGGACGACCGGATCGAGAAGACGAAGGACGAGTACTCTCTCGCCCGGTGGCAGATCGACGCCGCCGCCGACTGGCGCTCATCCGGTAACCGTTTGCTCACCGTTGACGAGCTCGCGCAGCTGAAACCCGAAGTCCGATCCCGACTGTTCACCGACCAGTCACTCCGGGCCGTCTACGACTTCGACGCGCACGTCGCCCTCGGTGAAGCCATGGCCGCGAAGAACGCACTCCCGGCAACGTTCAAGTCCCTCGACCCAGGATCCTGGCATCCGATGGTGTGGCACGACGTCAACCGGATGCTCACCCTCAACGGGGAGCAGTCCAGACGCAACCTCGAGTTCCATATCTGCCCGCTCCAATTTGATGTCGTTGACCGGCTGATCGAACGGTACTCGAACAAGGGCGACCTCGTATTCGACCCGTTCGGCGGCCTAGGGACTGTGCCGTTGCGGGCACGGAAGCTCGACCGACACGGTCGGGCGGTCGAACTCAACCCGACGTCGTACCGGGATGCGGTCGCCTACCAACACGAAATGGACCGCGCAGGAGAAACCCCGTCACTGTTCGACATGCTCGACCTAGAAGCCGGCGCCGCATGATTCAGCCGAAGGTTGCCAAGCCGTCGAAAGCGGATGAGAAGGCCGCGTACGAGGTAGCCACGCTGCGTGACATGGGCGTCTGCGTTCGTTGCCGGCGTGTGCACCCGCTGCATGGGGTGAACCGCGACCACCGCAAGGAACGGTCTCTGGGCGGCCTGACGAAGCCGAGCAACTTACAGCTGTTGTGTGGTTCGGGGACGACGGGCTGTCACGGTTTCAAGACCACGAACCCGAAAGCGGCGATGGATGAGGGCCTGTCGGTGCCGTCGTGGGCTGACCCTCTGGTGTGGCCGGGTCGTCGTTGGGTTCGCGATGGCATGGGCGTCCTGCGTCCGGTGTGGTGCCTGTATCGGGATGACGGCACGTGGGACCAGATCACCGACGACAACGCGATGGAACGAATGAAAGGAGCGGGCTGGTGAGTTACAAAGCAACGAACTGGGCGTATGACTTGCCTCTGACCGGGTCGAAGAAGTTCGTTCTCGTGGCCCTCGCGGACATGGCGGACGAGTCGA